AATGCGAAATTCCAATTTAGACCTAAAAGAAGAAATCATTGCAAAAGCATTACATCCAAAACGAATATTCAGACTAATCGAAGAATACGGTGAAGAAGAGGTTTATAATATATATTTTGACGAATAATAATGACAATGATAAAAATTGATTTTGTTATTTTTATTATAATCATCAAATAAATGTTGCCGATGAAATTATTAGATTGGATAGATAAATCTAAATTGAACTGGTATAATTTATCAATTAATCCAAATGCAATATCAATATTAAAAGAAAATTTAGAAAAAATAAATTGGTCAAGATTATCAAGCAATCCAGCAGCAATAGAACTATTAAAAGAAAATCTAGAAAAAATTGACTGGTATTATCTCTCTTTAAATGAAAATGCAATAGAATTATTAAAAGAAAATCCTCATAAAATTAATTGGTTAGTATTATCGAGTAATATAAATGCAATAGAAATATTAAAAGAAAATAAAAACAAAATTAACTGGTTTTTATTATCAGCTAATGAAAATGCAATTGAACTTCTAAAAGAAAATCAAGAAAATATAGATTGGAATATATTATCTGAAAATCCAAATGCCATAAAACTTTTAAAAGAAAATTCAGAAAAAATATATTGGTCAAATTTGTCAGCCAATCCTAATGCAATAAAGATATTAAAAGAAAACCCAGAAAAAATAGATTGGAACAAGTTAGCATTAAACGAAAATGGCATTCAACTTTTAAAAGAAAATCCTGAAAAAATTAATTGGAACCATTTAGCACTTAATAAAAATGCATTAGAACTATTAAAAGAAAATCCTAATAAAATTTACTGGCTTTATTTATCAGTAAATCCTGGTATATTTACCTATGATTATGAAAAAATGCGAAATTCCAATTTAGACCTAAAAGAAGAAATCATTGCAAAAGCATTACATCCAAAACGAATATTCAGACTAATCGAAGAATACGGTGAAGAAGAGGTTTATAATATATATTTTGACGAATAACAAAAAATTAGTTTTTATTAAAAAAAATGCAATTAAAAAATTACTAATGAACGGAAGGATAATGATGAAAAATTATTTTGTCAATTTGCTTCATTAAAAAAAGGTAATTTAGATTTATGTTTAATTGTGATGAATTAGATGAGAAATTATCAGGTAGTAAATCATTTGGTAAAAAAAAGTAAATAATTATATATTTTGTTCATATTAAAACTACTTAAAAAAAAATAATTACATTTATATAAATGACTACTACAATTAACTATGATGAATTTATGAAAAATGCATTTATTATACATAGTGATACAGCAATGCATTATAATAATGCTCTTAAATTTTTTATTTTACAACGTGAAACACTCGAAGAAAAGATAGATATGGTTACATATAATAATAAAGAAAAATTTTTGTTATTCTCAGCTGGTTTCTTACAAACTGATGAAAATGATAATTATTTTTTTGAATATACACCAAAAAGAGATTGTGATATTATGGATAATATTGAGGTATCACCCAAAAATGAAAATATTAAAATAACTTATTTTATAGGCGGACATCAATATGATGCACGAGTTGTAAAAGAGTTTATTTTTTTTGCTGCTATGTATCACGAGTTCAAAATTAGAATAACATTTATAGAAAAACCATCTGAAAATTTTGAATTTATTATTCATTCAAGAAATTATATTATAGAATCAGAACTCAGAAAAAAAATAATGTTAAGTAAATTGACTACATATTCAAATATATATTATCAAGGTATGTGTGTAAAAATCTAAAATATTATTATATGACATTTGTTCAGCTACAAATGCCGGTTAAGTATTGTTATTTATAACTAAAAAAAATAAATAGATATAAAATATGTCATTTAATCTTAAAGTTGAATGAATTATATGCTCTGTTATTTTTTACAGAAAGAAATATTATAGACTTGAATGAATATCAATTTAATTAATGATAATAATAATGTTACTTTTGAAATGATTAAGAATAGAATTACAAAATTTAATAAAGATTTAGAAAATTATAAAAATCAATTAGACATTAAAATAAATATGATTATCTCAAATTAGTTTTAAATTATTGATAAAAAATGATTTTGTTATTTATTTTTTTAAATTATTCCATATGTCTTTTGGATTAATAATAATTCCTGTAGCATTCATCATTTATAATATCATTAACCAAAATAATATGATTAATAATATAAATAATACTATTTTAGAACAAAGAGCTGAGATAATATTAATAAACAGATTATCATCAACAATACAATTATTACCTATAAATTATAACATTATTCAATTAACAAGGCATTATATTTATTCGTGTTGTATTATTATATTAATTGATATAATATTAATAGTTAATCTTATTGTTGTTATAATACCACATCAACCATTATATAGCAATATATCATTATCAATTGTAATAATATTATTACTTTCATTATTTATATTAGTTATGCTTAATTATATTGGTTATAAATATATTCTACAAACTGAAGAATATATAAATAATAAAGAAATAGAAATCAAAATAAAAAAAGAAGCAATTAATAATGTTTATATTAAATATTTGTTAAAGATTGTTAATGATAATGTTAATGGGAATGTTAATGTTAATGATAATGGGAATGATAATATAGAGTTTATCAATAATAGTATTGATGAATATATATCAAATCATTTATATTTAAACAGTTCTATTAGGATATGTTATATAAGACGTATTGATAGACTTTTAACTTTTAAAAAGAAAGATAAACAAACAGTCATTAATGAAATAGAAAATAAATTATTGGAAATTAAAAAAGATGAATTGAATAATGTAATGAATACTAATTTAAAGAATATTAATATGATTACTCCTGAAATAGTTAAATTGGAATTAGCAAAACTTAATGAAATTTTAGATGATTATAAGAACAAATTACAAATTAAAATTAATATGATAAAAGAATTATCTCAAATTAATTCAATCATTATAAATATCAATTAAGATTTTATTCATTTAATTAAATAAATGTTGCCGATGAAATTATTAGATTGGATAAATAAGGATAAATTAGATTGGCATTATTTATCAGAAAATCCGGCAGCAATAGAATTATTGAAAGAAAACCCTGAAAAAATATTTTGGTCTAAACTATCAGCTAATCCGAATGCAATAGAACTACTTAGAGAAAAGCCGGGTAGAATCGATTGGTATAATTTGACTGGAAATCCTAATGCTATAGAATTGATAAAAAAATATAAAAATAAAATTTGTGATATGTGTGATATTAGATTATCTTCAAATTCTAATGCAATACAACTATTACAAACCAAATCAACAAAAAATATTAATAATAAATTATACTGGTATTACTTATCAGGCAATTATAATGCGATTGAGTTATTAAAAGAACATCCTAACAAAATAGAATGGTTTTATTTATCTTCTAATATAAATCCAGAGGCTATAGAATTGTTAAAAGAAAATCCTGACAAAATTGACTGGGGTATGTTATCAACTAATCCAGCTGCAATTGAATATTTGACATTAAATCAAGATAAAATAATATGGTCATTATTATCTTCTAATAAAAATGCTATAAATCTTATTAAAAAAAATCAAGATAAAATTGACTGGTATTATTTATCATCTAACGAAAATGCCATAGAAATTATTAAAGAAAACCAGGACAAAATACACTGGTCTAAATTATCATATAATAAAAACGCTATAGAACTTTTAAAAGAAAATCAAGATAAAATAAATTGGATGAATTTGTCTTTAAATCAAGGTATATTTACTTATGATTATGAGAAAATGCGAAACTCTAATATAGACCTCAAAGAAGAAATCATTGCAGCCGCCTTAAATCCAAAACGGATATTTAGATTAATTGCAGAATACGGTGAAGATATTATCTATGATATCTATTTAGATGATTGACAAAAAAATTGATATTATTTATTTTTTTTAATTTTTTATCAAATGATGAAATTAAGGGATTGGATAAATATTGATAAATTGAATTGGGATTATTTATCTGGAAATCCAAATGCAATAGATTTATTAAAAGAAAATCCTGAAAAAATTGATTGGTTTCAATTATCAGGAAATTCAAATGCAATAGAATTACTAAAAGAAAATCCTGAAAAAATTGATTGGTACTATTTATCAGTTAATCCTAATGCTATAGAATTATTAAAAGAAAATTTTGATAATATTAGCTGGTTTCAATTATCATTAAATGAAAATGCTTTAGAATTATTAAAAGAAAATTTAGATAACATAAATTGGGATAATTTGTCTGCAAACCCGAATGCAATAGAATTACTGAAAGATAATCCAGGTAACATAAATTGGGATAATTTGTCTGCAAACCCGAATGCAATAGAATTACTAAAAGAAAATCAAGAAAAAATAAATTGGTCAGAATTATCAATAAATCCAAATGCTATTAATATCATCAAGGAAAATTTAGATAAAATTGATTGGTTTAATTTGTCAGTAAATTCAAGAGCAATTGATATTCTTAAAACCTATCCTGAAAATATTGATTGGAATATATTATCAGGAAATGAGAATGCATTTGAATTACTTAAACAACATCCGCACAAAATTAATTGGTGTATATTGTCAAATAATAAAAATGAGAAGGTGATAGAATTACTAAAAGAAAATCGAGAAAAAATTAATTGGAATATGTTATCAACGAATCCGAATGCTATTGATATTCTCAAAAAAAATGTTGATAGAATTAATTGGAACTTATTATCATCTAATTCTTCAATTTTTACTTATGATTATGAGAAAATGCGAAACTCTAACATAGACCTCAAAGAAGAAATCATTGCAGCCGCCTTAAATCCAAAACGGATATTTAGATTAATTGCAGAATATGGCGAAGATATTATTTATGATATCTATTTAGATGATTGATAATGATAATGACAAAAAAATGATTATTTATTTTTGTCATTAATGTTTAAAGATAATGTATTGGGATAATTTATCTGGAAATCTTAATGCTATAGAATTGTTAAAAGAAAATCCAAATAAAATTAATTGGGATAATTTATCTGGAAATATTAATGCTATAGAATTACTGAAAGAAAACCTAGAAAAAATTAATTGGGATTATTTATCTGGAAATCCTAATGCTATAGAGTTGTTGAAAGAAAACCTAGAAAAAATTAATTGGGATATGTTATCAGCAAATATAAATGCTATAGAATTATTGAAGAAAAATCCAGAAAAAATAGATTGGTATTTATTATCAATTAATTCAAATGCGATAGAATTACTAAAAGAAAATCCCAAAAAAATTAATTGGGATAATTTATCAATTAATCCAAATGCAATAGAATTACTGAAAGAAAATCCAAATAAAATTAATTGGGATAATTTAGCTTTAAATATAAATGCGATAGAATTACTAAAAGAAAATCCCAAAAAAATTAATTGGGATAATTTAGCTTTAAATATAAATGCGATAGAATTACTGAAAGAAAATCCAAATAAACTTAATTGGTATCAATTATCATATAATTCAAATGCGATAGAATTACTGAAAGAAAATTTAGAAAAAATAGATTGGGATATATTATCAGGAAATGAGAAGGCAATTGAGTTATTAAAACAAAATCCGCACAAAATCAATTGGAAAGAATTATGTAGTAATTCAAATGCTATTGAACTATTAAAAGAAAATCCAGAAAAAATTAATTGAAGAAGATATTATTTATAATATTTATTTGGATGATTGATAAAAATTGATATTATTTATTTTTTTAATTTTAACAATGGAATTGTTAAATTGGATTGAAGCAGTTAATATTAACTGGAAGTTCTTATCTGGAAATCCGAATGCAATTAAATTACTAAAAGAAAATCAAGAAAATATAGATTGGGATGAATTATCAAAAAATGAGAATGCAATTGAATTACTGAAAGAAAATCCTGAACTGATAGATTGGGATTATTTATCAGCAAACCCAGGGGCAATAGAATTGCTGAAAGAAAATCCTGAAAAGATAAATTGGTCTGAATTATCAAAAAACCCAAATGCTATTAAACTTCTGAAAGAACATCCTGAAAACATAGATTGGGTAATGTTATCAAGAAATCAGAATGCTATTGATATCATCAAAGAAAATTTAGATAAAATTGACTGGTTTAATTTGTCAATAAATCCAAGAGCAATAAATATTCTTAAAGCTCATCCTGATAATATTGATTGGGATATATTATCAGGAAATGAGAATGCAATTGACTTACTCAAACAAAATCCAAATAAAATTAATTGGTGTATGTTATCAAGTAATATAAATGATAAGGCGATTGAATTACTGAAAGAAAATCAAGAAAAAATAAACTGGTATGTATTGACATATAACCCAAGTGCTATAAAATTGTTAGAAGAAAATAAAGATAAAATTTACAAAAATATAATATTTGCAAATGCATCAATCTTTACTTACAACTATGAGAAAATGAGAAATGCTAATGTAGATTTGAAAGAAGAAATCATTGCAGCTGCATTACATCCAAAACGAATATTTAGACTTATTGAAACTTATGGTGAAGACGAGATTTATAATATTTATTTTGATGAATAAATATATCCCAAAGTAATTACACCAAAGTTATAATATTTGTTTGTTTTTAATATCAAACGCATAAAGATATGAAGAAGCGTGATATATAATTTTGTGTTTGCATTAATATTTGTAATAGCATTATAATTGATCAAATAAGGTAGTGTTAACGATAGACCATATAATATATGCCAGGTATTATTATTAATATAACCTTTTCTAACTAAAGTCATTAAAAATGTTGAAAATTGTATAGGAAACATAATTGCAAATGCATTATCCTGATTATTAGTAATTAGTAAATTTGTTGTTGCTACTATTTGAGATGTTGCGTAGAATTTTTTATTGATATCAGTAATAGTTTTATTTTGAATATTGTGAGGTATATCACGAGTAGTTGTTTTATTATAGTTTTGGTATTTATTTGAAATAAGATCAGCCAAATAATGATGTACAACTACAATACCTAAACGCGTAATATAATAAACTGAATTAAGTTCCTTAAATAACATTGAATGATACATAATAAAAATAGACCGAGATGTAAAAATAATATTATGATATTGAAGTTCTTTCCAAATTATTGTTTTACTAGATAATCGGAATGTAGGAACTTTGAAAAAAAAAGATGATATAGAAAGAGAAAGATGAATTAAGGGTGAAATGTCATAAGCATTAAAGAACATAGAACCGTATTTAAATTTATAATAAAATCGGAAGCCATAATGAACTAGACACCCAAACCCCATAATTTTATGCATATGTAATAAATCTGACATTTATATTATTATAATAATATTATTCATCAAATCCAAACAAACCTGATATTCCATTTACTGCAGCATCACCGACAGCAGAACCAACTGTAACGCCAACACCTAAACCGAAACCTGATCCTATACCGTGTCCAAAAGAATTCAAAAATGATGGATTACTACCATTAATTACAACTGTTGGTTGTTCAGCGACATTACGATTATAATGATGATTAACGGGAACTTGTTTAGAATTCAAATATTCATTATATTCTGCTTGCGATAATATTACCATTTTTTCAGCTTGTTTACGCTTATTAACAATACGAGGACGATGACGAATAATACGAGCACCACCTTTGATGGAAGTTTTTAATGCTTCGAATGTTACATATTTATTTTTAAGAAATATTTTATTACCATATTTATCAATTCTATATTGGGATACTAGAAACCCATCAGGATTTTTATCACCATCAATATCTAACGGTTCAACTAAATAATATCGTTTTTTCATATCTTATTCTAAATTATTTAAACATATTATTTAAATGTTTTAATAAAACTTCTTCACTAATAGTTTTGTGTAATAATTTAGCAAAATGTGATTTTTTGCTGATTACTATTCTAGGTATTGTTGATAAATCTATATTTTTGTTTTTAATGTCATTCATTACTTTTATAGAAACTAATAAAGATTTATGTTTTATACCTGATTTATCTTCAGTAATCATTGATTTTAATGTATTTTCAGTAATAAACATATTTTTATGGTAATTTATTATGTTGTTTTTTATTGTAACTTGACGAACTAAAATACCATCAGGAATTTTATCATTTGTTACATCCAAATCTTCAATAAAATAATAATATTTTGCTGGCATTCTTCTATATTATTTATATTATTTTTATTTGTTATTTCTTAAGATTTTGAAATAAATGAATTATATCTTTAACATAATTTATATATTTATGATTTGTTATTAATTCTTGATAATTTTTTTCAGCTTTTTCAATATTATATTCTTGTAAAACATTAATACAATCAATTGAATAATTTTTATTTTTAAAAAAATAAACTAGGTTTTTAAATTTATTATCATACCATTCGTCATCACTTCTTTCAGTAATAACAATAACTTTATTTGCTAAATACAAAATAATTCTAGCAATTTCAAATATGCTTTTGCCAGTATTGTAATAATGTATATTCAAACCTATTTTTGTATGTGTATGTAAATATTCTAATTTATATCCCCAACATTGATCTTTAATCATTGCTAATCTATCAAAACAATCGTTATATAATCTTGCTAATGGCATTAATTTATCATATCTTGAATCATTAAATTTACCAACAAAAGTAAAATCAATATATCGAGTTAAATTATCAGTTGTATCGAATACCATATTTTTATTAAAACCTAATGGTAAAAAATGGGCATCAATATCATACTGTTGTTTTAAAAATTTAATATTTTCTAATGAATAATCGAGAACTAATTCTGCATTACGAAATCTATCAAAAACATCTGTATTATCTAAATAATAATTTGATATCAATTGTTCAAAATTATAAGAAATATATCTTTTTGGTATAGTAGGTCTTAAATTCTCGTGAGTCGTAAATAATAAATAGATATCAGTATCATTATAATTGAAATCACAATCATAATCGTCAATAATAAGATGTTCTATGCTAAGTTCTGTTAAACAATCGTGTAAAGCATATAAAATAAATTTAAAATATATGCTATTTTCTACTAAAACTAACATAATATACATTAGTCTTTCATTATTTTTCTTAAATATCATAAAAGAAAAAATGAAAATAAATAATAAAGAGTTTACAATTCATATCCAATGTTAAGTAAATTATCTAAAAAAGACTTATTATCTAAATGCGAAGAAAAAGGCATAACTAGATGCAAATCAAAAACAAAATCAGAATTAATTAAACTATTAGAAGAACCCAAAGAAGAACCTAGAGAAGAACCTAGAGAAGAACCTAGAGAAGAACCTAAAGAAGAACCTAAAGAAGAACCTAGAGATCTATTTAAGGAAAATGAAGAATATATAAGGGAGATAATAAATGACGATTATTTAATTGAATTATTGAAAACTAAAGATAATAGTGATATATACAAATTTATATATAATTATATAGATACAATAAAATTAATTCATCAGAATTATAAAAATTTTGATTATAGTTTAATAGAATCGATTAAAAACGATAATAATATTAAGATAATTTGGGGCGATGCTTTAGAAAAACTGAAATTATTGCCAAATGAAAGTATTCATTTAATGTGCACATCACCACCTTATTATAATGCTCGTGAATACAGTACTTGGGATAATTTAAATGATTATTTGATATTTATGACAGAAATAATAAAAGAATGTTATAGAGTATTGGATAATCATAGAGTATTTGTATTTAATATCAGTGATGTAATAGATAATGATAATATGAATGATATTAAATGTATAGGACAGCGCAAAATACCTTTACCAAGTTATTTTATTAAGATATTTGAGGATTGTGGTTTTACATATATAGACGATATTATTTGGGACAAAGGAGAAATACAATCAAATCGACATAAAAATAAATCAACACCATATCCTTTTTATCAATATCCATTAAATTGTTATGAACATATATTAATATTTCATAAACATAGACTTGAAAAGGATATTAAATATCCGTGTTCATCTTGCGGGTCATTAAATATTAAAAGTAATAGTTATACATACAAAGGATTGCGTTCCTGGGAATGTTGTAATCCTAAATGTAATCGTAGTGATAATAATCGTGGAAAAAGATTTTCATTGAAAACACTAATAACTCAAGATAAAACCAAACAAGAAAATAATATAATACCAAATGAGTTTGTAGATAACTGGCGAAGAGATATACATAAATTAACTCCAGTAATTAAGATAAATAATAAAAAAGAGAATAAATTAGGACATACAGCACCATTCCCTGCAGAAATTCCTGAAATGGCAATAAGATATTATAGTTACGAAGGTGAAACTGTATTAGATATGTTTGGTGGAAGTTTTACGACGGCAATACAGGCAAAAAAATTAAATAGAATAGGAGTAGGAATCGAATTAAGAAAAGATTTATTTGAAGATTGTATCAAAAATAATATAACATCACATAAAATTGACTATGTTGAACTATAGATATCTTTTTTTAACTTTAAACTATTTTCAATTGAAATCCAATATTCTTCGATTGTGTCTTCTTGCTGACGCATATTGGCAATTTTATAATCCCAGAACAAATTACCTGGGTTATAATCAGATAACATAATTTGATTATAATCACAATAATGAATAATATTTTTTGATACAGAAACATTATGACTAATATTTAGTTTATTAATAATACAGAAGTCGTCAATGCTAATTTCACAACATAATATAGGACTAATCAAATAATTATGTTTATTAAAACAATGAAGATCTAATATTAAATCGTAACAAGATTTATGACAATATTTTTTTTCTTTCAGATAATTTTCAAATATAGATTTGAAATTATCTGTTTCTTTTTGTGTTAAAATTTTGTCAATATCTTTTAGATGTAAAATCATATATAACAATGTTAATCTAACATCTTCTATTAAATTATCAGATGTCATAAAATTTTTATGAGTTGTAAATAATTGCGGTTCACTTCCTTGCCAACTTGTAAAAGTTTCTTGTTCGCCTCCTGCTAATTTATAATAATAATGTCCTTCCCATTTATCGTTACCATCATTAATATTTTTAGAAATATTAGGTTTTCTTTTGATTGGAAGCCAATTATTAGTTTTAACAGTTTCTTTAAAATCAGATAATAATTTTCTATCTTTCAATTCTATAATACAAGAAACAGTATTATCTGATCCAATATTATTAATTAAATATTTGTCTAATTCATTGTCATTCTTATTCTTATTCTCATTCTCATTCTCATTATCATTATCATTATTAATAATTTCTAAATATTTAATATAATTAAGTCCAACACATATGCCTTTTATATGTGTATTTAGTTTATTTAAATCTAAGTTATTATAAATAACTATTTCATAAGGGATATATATTCTTGAATTCTGTGAAACTCTTTTTGTAGTGCATGGAATTGAAATATCGTGAGTTGCTTTGTTTATATTTTTGATCTTTGTTTCAATATTTTTATTATATTGAAACAATTTCTTTTTTAGTTTATTGATTTCATTAGAAATTGATTTCATTTTTAATTAGATATCATTAATGAAGTTATTCATTTTTTATTTAAAGAAATATTGGTAGTTTCTTTAAATAGTTTTAAAAGAAGCCATAATTTTATTTTTTTCAGTGATTGATATTTGATTAGCGAGACCTAGTTTATAGTAATATAAATGTGATATGGCTATAGAACTAATTATACAATCGTATTGATTAGAAGAAAATTTAAAATCATTGTTTGATAATAATAATTTCTCTTTTTTTTGCATAAAATACTTGAGAAAAGTTAATTCATCGATATTATTCAATCGATTATTAATAATTTCATATTGTAAATATAAAAAATGCTGAAATAAATGGTTAATAGTAACATTAATAATCTGGTCAATAGTATTATAATTATCTAATTCATTTTTAGTAAAAATATTATTATCAATGAGAAACAAAACAAACGACTTGTCATTAATAACCAAATTTATAATAATATCATCTAATATCATTTATATTAATAGATATAAAGATTTTTTGGAAGTCTCTTTAAATCAATCGATTAAATAAAATAAACCGATTGATTTCTATATAGAAATTCTCGTCATTAATATAGAGCGAAGTTATTTTTTCAATAAAATCGTTAGCACCAACAAATGTATCAAAATAATTATAACCTTTATTATAATACTTCTGTTTTAATTTAAAATTTGAAAAATTTTTATTATAGAATATAATGAATTCTTCATCAGTTTTCTGATAGAGCATCATTAAGACAAGCTTAAAACACATATATCTATGTTTGTTGAATGAATTAAAAACAATTTCTTTTTCATATTCTTCACATTTCGAATAAAGGTTATTTATCTTTTTATAAAAATTCATTCTGCTTGTTTATTTTTTCAATTATAAAAAATCAATTTTTATTTTAATGCATCCAATATTTTTTGTTTTATAGTTTGACAATTATTAGCAATTAAATTATAACTTTGTCCATATGTAATAATATCCATTAATGTTTTAATTCTTTCTGGATTATATTCATTTGACCTCATTTTATCACAACTATCAATAGTCCAATTATGTCCTTCCTCATTCATTGTTAAACCAGATATATTTGGATTTATTTTTCTTAATACACATCCAGACGGTCCATATTCTACAATGTGATATTCATTTGTAGATGTTTTAATCATTATTCCAGCGTGATGTAATAAACCAACAGATATAGGTGCATCAGCTAATCCTCTTTTAATTCCACAAATTTCAATAACTTTATTTGTAATTGGGGTTGGTGGTTTTGGTAATGTTCTAATAAAATTTTTTGGTGCTAATACAATGC